AGCGCCAATACGGCAACAGGATCGTCATCGCAATTCTCTATGAAATAGAGGTGCTTGAACTTCCTTCCCTCGATCTCGGTTTCGGTGATCATCAATTCATCTTGCCTTTATTGATCGCCATCAAGTTTCTGGCGTATTCCTCTTCCGTGACGCCGCTGATCGCCGCCGCCTCGCGCTGCTCGAGCGTGAGCGTCATGGTGCGTTGGCGGGCACCATTGCCCGTGCCATTCGTACCGTTCCCTGAGCGCGCAACGGGCGCAGAGGCCGCACGACCCTGCTTCTCAGCGGGACGCGAGGCAGCGTCGGCCGAGGGGTCATCGTCGTGCGTCTCTGCGTGGACCGGAGCTGCCTTCTTGATCTTCAGCGTCTCTTCAATCGAATTGAAATACTCGTCGGAGTCGGCTTGGATGCCGTCGGCGAGCGCTAATTCGTGTGCCGCAATCATCTTTCGGTGCTTCGTGGGATCGGTGATGAATTCGCCGTGCTTACGCACCCACGCGGCGGATTTCGGGTAGCCATTGGTCGCGATCTCGTACGCAAAGCGCTCGACCGGGTCGGTACGTGGCGTCGCCACCGGCTTCGGCGTGCTCTCAAGACGCTGCTGCGCCTGTTTCAGCGTCGCTAGGTTCGATGCGTTCTCAGCCATCGCATCGACCACGTCGCTTTCAGCATCGACATCGCCCGCGGCACGCGCATCACGCAGCCTTTGCTTCAGCAAATCTTTATTTTGCGTCGCGGTGCTGATCGCTTGCTTGACCATATCGAGCTGCGAGCCCTGCGCATCGCCACGAGCCTTCGCTTCGGCCGCACGCGCCTCTTGCGCGTCGTTTTCTGCCGCAATTCGCGCGCTGCGTTCAGATTCGGCGCGGCTTTTCTCGTCCTCAAGCTGCTTTTTGAGTTTCTCGAGACCTTCTTCGGGCGAGACTTCGACCTTTTCTGGCGCCGCTTTGTCCTCGGCAACCTCAAACATGTCGGCGGTGTTGGGATCGCGCTCGGGAGCCGCCTTTCGCTCGGCTTCGTCGAGATCAACGGTGACTTCTTCAGTGGCGTCTACCATATTTCACCAGGACTCTGAATGCGGCCTTTGATGTATTTGTCGTACACCAGCCGGCAGTGGACGGGCGTCTTGCGAATGAGTTCCATCGCCCACGCCTCTTGCGGGCGGATCACCAGCCACTCGTGCAACTCAATCGGCTTGCCGTTGAATATGGCACCGTGGCCGACGACCAGGACGAGCCCCACCTTCGACTGGTAGAGATCCTCTTGCAAATTTGATTGCGTGAGCACGATCCCGCCAATCGTCTTCTCGGGACGCCGATAGGTCGCGATCAAGACGTGGCAGTCGGGGACTTCATAGTCGACCTTACCCACCTGCTCCAAAATAGCGGTGCGCGGGTCGACGTCGTGTTTCATGGCGGTTGCTGGCATATTTACCTCTCGTTGATGGTCTTAACCACGTCGGGGATGTATTCCTCGACGACCCTCTTGAGCATGGATATCTCGCCGATCATCTGGCGATAGGTGTCGTACGACAGCACGTAGCCTGGCGATTCCAGCCGTAAACGCTGTAGCGTTAGCACTTCCTCAATGCGTTTGAGGAGTTCACGCTCGAATAGAGTGTTGAGCGTCTGCATGGATCAACCGTAGGCGCGAATCTTCTCCCGCCGACCTTTGGCGCCGCCTGCACCATCCTTGAGCGGATAGCGACCTGGCTTTGCGAATTTGCCGACCACCGAGCCGCCGTCCTTGCGCGGCATACCCGCGCCGGCCGGTGGCATCTGCGGTGGTCCGACGGGCGGCGGTGCGCCCGCGTGCAGGCCCATCGGGCCCGCCCCCGGTGGCATCGGAGGGCCACCAGGGGGCGGCATCATCGGCCTGGGGGATGGCTGAGAAGGCGCGATGATGATGTTGACATTCATGCCCTTTTTGGTACGACCACCTCCTTTACGAGCCATACGCCCGCCTTTGGGGCGGGTCCCGCCGTCGATGACACCACCAGCGGATTTGTGGAAGCCTTTCAACGTCTTCGCAAGACGCGCACGCGCGCCTTCTTTGCCGCCCATCTGCGCGGCCTTATCCAATTTCTTCGCAGGGATCTTCTCGCCCTGCGGGACATGCAATTCTTTGTGGAGCGCACCAGGATGCTTGATGGCTCCCGCGATCCAGTTGCCGCCGCCCGATGCGCGGCCTGCCCGACCGCCGCGACATTTGGCGCACGCACACCCCATCTTGTGAATCAGCTCGCGGTCCTGCGCTTCGTCTTTATGGACCTTGCCGCCGCTCGCCCGCACCGGCCGCTGCATCACACTCGGCATCGGCCGCTTCATTTGTGGCACCGGCTGCAGGCCCATCGGCCCACCGACCGCCTTCTGTGCGCGACCGCCGGCCATGAAGCCACCAATGAATTTGATACCGGCGCGCGACTTGTTCGCTTCGCGATCGTCGCGATTGATCATCGCATCGGCAATGGCTTTGCCACCCGTGGCGCGCGGCTTGCGGCCCGCGTGGGCGCAGCTCATCGAGCCTGGCACTGAGCCGCCGCTTGCGTACTGACGACGGGAGAGCACGCGCATGCCCGTTTGGACATCGCCATTGAGAGCGCCCGGTGGTTCGTACCCCGACGCGTCCGTACGTTCGTGTGGGTCGTTTCGGACGTAGGAGGCTATTTTGGATTTGCGCTGCGAGTTCGCCTGCTTGGCGTATTCATTCATGGGTGATCCTCAATCTACTCTCACGTCGGTTTTTCATCAACGCCTTTACTGACGTCCTCAATAATCTTCTTGGCCTTCTGCCCGGCCTTCGTCACGCCGACCTGCTTGCCGGATTCGCCGACGGTCGGTGCCCTGATAATTTCTCCGGCGAGATTGATCGCCGACTCGCGCTCACGTATGAGTGCGTCCTGCTCACGCGCATGATCCTCATGCTGCAGCTCCAAGGCTTTGAGGCCCACCTCACGCGCGCGTGTCTGGCTGTCCAGCATTTTGCTTTGCGCGGCCATCGTGTCGGCGGGCGTGTCTTGCGGTGGCGCTTCGGCGGCGGCGACGCCTTCTCCCTTAGGGTTGTAGTGCCCCACTTGGATTTTGTTCTGCTCAGCCGCCATCTTCGACTTCGCTTCGAGGAGCCGGGCCTGGCTCTCGGTGGTCTTCGCGGCAGCCGCAGCCTGCTCATTCTTCATCTGCTCCTGCATCTGGATCAACTGCGGCGGCGGGGCGGCCTGCGCCTCGGGCGGCACGAAGAATTCGTTCGGATTCGACCAGCCCATCGCCCGTAGCGCCGCGGTATCGCAGGCGATCGGATCGTAGAGATTCGGGCTCGCCTGCTGCAATTGCTTCATGCCCATGATCTTCATCGCCCGCTGGCCCATGCTCGCGGTGTTGGGATCGGCCTGCGGCACCAGCTCGCAGTTATTCGCGGCCTGCATGAAGCGCTCCAGGTCCCACGGCTGCTTTAGCTTGCAACGCTTTTGATTCAAGAAGGTTTCGGGATGGTCACGCGCAATGCGCGCGAGCATCTGCAGCTCCTCGGCCTGGCACGCACACAAGCGCTTGTGGACCGAGTTCATGATCTTGACCGCCTGATCTATGAGCGCCATCGTGGTGCCCACCGGCGCCTCCTCACGGCCCTCGCCCACCTGCAATTCGGACGTGCCGCCGACGCGCTGCCCGGTCGCGACCATGCTTTCGACCAATTGCATCAGCGGCCCCATGTGCGCGGTCTCATAGGGGAGCGGCATCACCGCTTGCTGAATGGGCATCCCGCCCGTGTCAATCTGCGCACTGCCACCCGGCGGTACGCGGAAGATATTGGTGTTCTGGCGGCTCGATGACTTCGAGATCAAGAATCCAGGGAAGCACGCATACATGCCGTTATCGAGCATCTCGCGCCACGCGGCCGTGACCGCATTCGTGGTATTGCCCAAAATGTGCAGCAGGCCAATGTCGTAGAAGCCAAAGCCGGGTACGAACGTCCACTTGACGTAGTTCACCAGCGCGGTCGGCAGCTCCTGATCATCCTCGTCATAGTTCCGCGAGATGGCGAGCACGCGCCGTGAGGAGACATCGAGCGTCACCTTATAAGGAATCTCGAGCCCAGACTCCTTGCCCTTGTGATGGTGCTCGAAGCCACGAATGTTCAGTTCGCAGTCGATCTCGTAGATCTCCCGATCTCGGTCATCGGCGCGGAAGTTATCCGGCACGATGCCCTGCTGCGCTTTCTCCTCTTCCTGCACGGCATCGGGCTGGCGCGGATTGGGATCGCCCAAGTCGATGTCGCGGTATACGCCCAAGATCTGCAAGCGCCTGACCACCGACGGGCGCAGGTAGGTGCGGTGCGTGACGCGGCGCGCATTCGCGAGGTTCACCGCCGCCTGATTGACGATGATGTCGTCGGCGTCGACGGCTTCGGAGACCGGGCGATTGCGTAAGGGGCAGAAGTACACCTTCTTGAAGGTCGTGCCGCCGAAGCCGAGCATCAATAGCATGCGATCGGTATCGGGGTAATACTCGCTCGCCGTGATGGTCAAATAGTGGTTGAAGGTGCGCTGATAATCGTTCGCAAGTTCATCGAGTCGTGCGGTCGCGTCGTTGTCGTCGTTCCTGATCTTGCAGGGACCGTCGGTGGGGAGCAGTTCGGAGCGTGCATTCGCCTGAAATCGCAGCACCGCTTCAAGTAAGAGAGGGTGACGCACCTTGGACATGCCCTCGACGGGTGCCCCATCGGTCGCCCCCTGGATGTTCGGCTGCTCGACCTTGAGACCTAAAAGTTTGATGCCCTTGGCGCGGTCCTCGATCCATTCGCGCCGCGACTCAATGTCCTGATCGACGGCACGTAGGAGATCCTCCGAAATGCGATTCAGCTCGTCATCGTCAATGCGCTCGACGAGATTCGCGAACCAGCCGCCCGGAGCCGACGTCTTTTGCGCTGAACTGATCGGCTTACCATCGAGCGAAACCGTGACCGAGCCGTCGCCGTGCTCGATCTTCAAAATGTTGCCCTTCTGGTCGAATTCGGGGACATCCCCCTCGGGTGCATCCAAATCGACTTTGATGGCGGCGGCCGGCGGTAGATTCGGCTCGTCAGGCCCGACGATGCGGATGTTGGCGGCGCCGAGCCCGACGGGGTTTGCGCTCACGCGCTCTCCAGGTGCGTGATCAGCTTCTCGACATAAGAGAACTCTTTGACGAAAAGTTTGATGCCGGCGTTAGCAGCGAGATCGTCGCGCTTGGCGGCGATATGATAAGTACGTTCGTATGTGTGGGGTGGCAGTCCTTTGACGCGCACCGCAAAGAGATAGGGCCGCTGGCGGCGGCTGATCAAGTCGGCGGTGGCGTTGCAGAGAACTTGACAGGCGTTCCCGACGATAATTGCCACCGCCGCATCGTGTCACACCGGATAGAGCGGAGCAAGCTGACGAATGCGTGCGTAGTCTTTCAGCGCCTCGCGATCGGCCGCGAATTCAGAAGGTCGCAGCAACATCCCATTATCACGCAAGTATTTGAGGCCCATTGAGGTTAAGTCGACAAATTCGTCGTGCGCTGCCTTCGGGAATTGCGCGCACTGCTTGATCACCTTCTCCACCCACGGATACTCCTCCGACGGTGCGCTCACCAGACCTTCGGCGAAAATCGGTACGACCGAGTGCAAACGCGAGTGCTTATCCTGGCTCTTCGGATCAAAGAGCTGAATGCCGAAGCGGTGATCGGCGAGCAACCGTCGCATCTCTTGCCACACCGAGATGCCACTCGCTTTGTTCTCGATGATCAGTAGATCCACTTTCCAGCGCACGCAGCTCTCAATAACTTTCTTGGTGAGCGCATGCAGCGCCAAATTATCGTCCCACGCCGCCATGAGCATCACCTTGCCCATCTGCCGATTGTCCCCCGGCGCGACGTCGAGCAAGCGATCGACGAGCCGCACGCGATCCTTTGGATGCCGATCGTGCGAGATGATGCGATTCGCCTCCTCGCGCAGCTTGTCGTCCATCGCCGAATAAACGCCCCACACGCAGAAGCCGCTCGGGTCGTTCATCTTGTCTTCGGTGTACGCGCTGTCCAGGCACGCGAGCGTGAAATCCATCGGTGGGTATCTATCCGCGCCCCACAGGCGCCACCACTCGCGCTTGATGATGCCGCCGCCCGCAGGCTCAGGCCGCTGCTGCATCTGCCCGGCGAATACATACGGCCCCATGATCTTCTCGAGCCGCACCAGCGCGGTCTCCGAGAGCCGCTCGGGCCAGAGCAATTGGTTTTCTTCGGTACGCGGATCTTTCCAGCCGATCGGCGTGAAGAATGAGCGCTCCGCTTCATACCGCGCCGGCAGAACAAGGTGCGTCCAGCCCTCCAGCTCCGTCTCTAAGATATGCCCCGTCAAATCGTTCTCGGCGAGGCGCTGTTGGATGATAATGAAGGCCGACAGGTTCTGATCGTTCGGCCGAGTGGGCATCGTGCCCTTCCACCAGTCAATAACGTTCTGAATCGCGACTTCCGAGAGGTCGTTCGCCGCGTTCGGGTCGTCAATACAGATGATATTGCCGCCCTCACCCGTGACGCCCGCTGAAATCGACGTGATCAGGCGCTCACCGCCCTGATCGTTGGTGAAGCGGCCCTTGGTATTCTGGTCGGACGTCAATTTGAAGCGATTACCCCACCGATCCACGTACCATTTGCTCTCAATGAGGCGTCGGCACTTCACCGAGTCGCGCAAAGACAGCTTATCGTTGTAGGAACCGTACAAATACGGCACGCCAGCGCCACTGGTGTGCGATTTATGCGCCTGCGCCCACGTCCAGGCAGGAAAAGCCACCGACGTGAGGCTCGATTTGCCGATGCGCGGCGGACAATTGATGATCAGACGGCGAATTTGTCCGTCGACGATCGCTTGGAGGTGCTCGCAGATGGCATCAATAGCCCAAGCATCCTTCCAGGGCGCGGGATCTATGAATTTCCAGGCGTTTTTGTAGAAAACGTAGAGCGATTCTTCGCAATCAGCTCGATCAAGGTCGAGGAGCTGCGCTTTGGCGTCAATATGGTCGAGGGAAGGGAGAGAAGACACCGCCGCAATACTCGTTGCGGCGGTGCGTCATGTCAACAAACTTCAAAGGTGCCCTGCCGACAACGAGGTTGCGGCTTGGCACAGCACCAGGGAACGGAGGGCTACTAAGGTGCTGTTATTGGGCCGGGCCAGCCCATGCCCAAGCAGAGGACGCGCGTAACGGACGGTCATGCTTGGCGCAGTCGTCTTACTCTATGCTCCTGCCACCGCTTTGCTGATCGCGCTGTGAACCTCGCAGACCGCTCTGCAGACCATCGCCCTCGGGCTGCCCGACAAGGCGCGCATACGCTTGCGTCGTATCCACCGGCGTCGTAATGCTCGGCGCAAACTGTACCGTGTGCATCGAGTACGGCATACCGAACTTGTCGAACCCGCCGATATTCACCGTGCGCTCGTCGTGGACGCGCACAATGATGCCCGCCTCGGGTTGATTCGCGTCGTCGCCGCCCGCGTTTCGATGCCGGTTGTAGACCAGCACGGTTCGTCCAATCAGATTATGTTCGCCCATCTTCTTCTTTCTCCTTGTGGTTGCGGTCGCCGGGATTGGTGGCCGCCAAGTCGCATTGTACACGCACGTTCGCCCAACGCATCACCTTATCTTTTAAAAAATTCGCGGCCGTGCTCGCCGCCTCATGATGCGCTTCGTCGATGCCCCACGACGTCACGCTCTCGCAGCCGCCCGACCCGCACTTGCGCGCGATGATGATGATCTGATCGTAGCCGTGGCGCTTGCCGATGGCGGCAGCGTCCTTGACGGGCACAGGGGATGGGCCGGGGAAGAGGGTCATGGCTCATCTCCGTCACTCAAAGAAGGGCCGATGCTCAGGTCGCAATTGTCTGAAGGTGAGCCTTCGCGGGCCATCCGATTTGCGAGCCCATTCCAGTATTTCGCCATCGCCCGACAGACCGCTTGGGACATTCCCGTGGGCATGGTTTCCATTGCGTCAATGGTTTCTCGGAGCATTTGTACCTCCGCCTCAAGTCGGCGAATCTCGGCGTCGTAGTCGGACGCCAGCACGCATTCTTTGAGATCGCGCGTGATCCACGGCCCTGGGGCACGGAATCGCAGTACCTCACTCATGCTCATCTCCCCGGTCCGCCGGGGGCTTGCGCATCCACGCGCCCTTGCCATGGCAGATATCGCACACCACGTTGTCATACGGATTCAGACAACAGCAGCAATCCTCGCCGCAGTCGTGCCCGGTCGTGCCTTCGCCGCCGCACTGCCAACACTCGACCCATGTGCGTCCTTTATCGTCCGTCCATGCGGCCAAATCGTCATCGAAGTTTGCGCTCACGTCGGCTCACCTTCACGGTTCTCCGGGTGGTACCGACGCAAAGCGTCCCGACAGGCTCTAATTTGCTCGGCACTCGGGACCACAAGGCGCAACTCTTTTACTGGATCGCGCCCATTTGGGTACGAAACCGCAGCCCCTCGGCGCAGC